TGACCAGCTGGAAAAGGCTATTGTCGATTACATCGACTATTACAACAACCGCCGAATTAAATTAAAACTAAACGGCCTGAGTCCTGTGCAATACAGAATTCAGACCGTTGGGGCTGCTTAATTCAATTTTTGTCTAACTTTTGGGGTTCATTTCATTTAGCCAGAGCGGTTATTTTTTATGCTTCCTTTGCGCCCCCGCTGGTGGAAACACTGGCGAGGGCGTTAGGTTTATGGATCGGCGCGCAGGAGGTCGGCGGGTCTGATGTGCAGGATGTCGCAGAGTGCAAAGAGATTATCGATTTTGGGCTGGCCTGCGCCTCGCTCATAATAGCTGATCGTGCCGATGGTGACACCAAGCTTCTCCGCAAGCTCCAGCTGCGTCAGCCCGGCGGCCTGCCGTGCCTCCCGGATGATGCGGGCAGATTCGGGGTGGGGGCGGGTGGACATAAGATTTATCTCCATTCAAAATATTGTAAATACTAAAAAAGAGCACCTGATAAGGCGCTCTTGAAATGTTTTATTCGGAAGGGACGGTGACATGAATCTTCTTTTTAGATGGAACATAGTTGGGGTCGTATCTCTTACTCTTTCTCTCCAGCTTCTCAAAATTACAGCACACCTTTTGGTAGAGAGGAATTTTTCGACTCAAAGCCCGGCGGTAAGTGGTCTGAGCGCGCTGAAGAATAAGGTCTCGATTTTTGTTACAGTATTCAAGTTGGTTTAAGAGAAGCATTTTATACTTCGTATCTCTAACCGCCTGAATGTCAAATTTAATTAAACAGGAATCCAAAACAGGAATCATATTATTGAAACCCATCACACCAAGGCGCCCTTCATCCAACTTCATGACAGGACCGCCACCTTTGATATTAGCGTGATTATCTTTCGGAGACTCTAAAGGAACATAATAATCGACGCCATTAATAGAAAGTACCACTCCGACATACGGGCGACGCTGACCTTTATTATACTGGACTCGATTATCGATGCTATGTAAATAGCTGACATAGTGTTCATTTATGTGGTAAAATTGAAACTTCCCCATGATTCAGCTCCTTTAACCCAAGAAGGTGCGGAACAGCTAGCCGCCCCGCACCCTTTTTCATTCCTCACTATACGGCAGAGGTTCTCCGCTTTTTTAATTCTCTACTCACGGTAAGAGCTCACCGCTTTTTTAATTCCCCTATTTTTCATGGCAGGGAGGGGTTACCCTCTTTCAGCGGACAAGCAAAGACAAAGCAGTCTTTTCATGTCATGGCAGGAACTTGATGTTCTTGCACCCTTATTATACGCCCAATGAGCATAATTGTACACGAAAAAAAAGTGAAATGTTGCTTTTGCAACAAAGAAAATCCCAAAATACTATTGACACGCATATAAAATTAAAATTTTGTTCACAGCCCAGACATATTCGTGCGGGGGGGATTTTTTATTTATGCTTCCTTTGCGCCCCCGCTGGTGGAAACACTGGCGGGGGCGTTTTGAGGGGCGGAGATATAGAACCTCCAACTGTAATGATGAATAGAGTGAATTTACATAAGGGTTGAATTGTTTTTTCTGACCACGACTTGATCAACTTCGCTTATACTTTGCATATTGGCTTTATCGGTTCCTCCTCCACTAGTGAAAAGATTAAACATGAGGATGAAACAATTTTTCATATCATCGGTAAGCACAAAATCAAAAGATTGAGTATCACCTTTAAGGCGTACTTTGATTTCGTCATTCTGATGCTCAACAAAATCTTGCATAAATGGGAGGGCTTCGGTTTTGAGGGGAAACGTAATGGATTCACAAGCGAGGCTATCATATTCGACGGATTGGGAAGTGAAACAGTTTGAAAAACTATATCGGTTGTCACCAATCTTAATTATAATCTCGTTCAAGTCAGCCCAATCATATCCGAAATATCTAAAGCCAAAGAAAAAGACATTCAGAGGAACATTAGAAATTGCCGTTATCTCAATTCCAGGGTCTATAAAAATCATACCTGAATCTAAGTTGATATAGGTTTCTCCAAGAATATCAGCACGGGGATAAACACTTGTTGTTGCAGTCATGTCGTCGTAAGAAACACATATATCGTCCCTTCCACTAAAAACGCTCGTATCGAACTTCTTTACAGCGAATGCTGGAAGAGAAACAGAAACCATGATAGTCACCGCAAGGACAAATGAAATTAACCTTTTTTTCATATGGACACCACCTTTATTCATCTGAGAACTCACTACGGGCTTCATCATAACCCTTGCTCCATCCTTCTTCATACCCGGACTCCCAACCATCATCATATCCTTCATCATAATTGTTACGGATGGATTTGTTTTCGTTCAGGCAAAACTTATAACCAGCAGACCAACCGTCATTATATTCTTCTTTTTGTTTGAAGTCGTAACCGGAGTCCCATCCCTCGCTAAAACCGGAGGAGGAAGCTTGTTGGATAGCTTTTTTATAGTACGGGGAATTGGGCTTGTAAAATTCGTAGCGGCCTTCGCCTATCCGAATACCAAAATATAATCCGACGCAAAGAAAAACTAACAAAGGGAGTATTTTGATAAGAATTGAAGCAACAAAATGCCCAACCTGCTTATCCTGCTCCATAGTAAAACCCTCCTCAAAAACTATATTTTCACAATCATAGAGGAAAAGGCGCGAGGATGGGAAGTATCAAAATCACCAAAGATTTGCTATAAAATTTGTTTTGTTGCTAAGGCAACATAAAAAGGCTCTTGTGCAGGGACGCACAGGAGCCTTTTCGCTTATTTCAGCCTGCGTTGGCGGCTGTACCAGCGGAGGGAGAGACAGCGACCTCCGCTTTTTTCTGCGCAAGAAGTTCCTGACGATAGGCTTCAACTTCGGCATCGACGTCCAGCGCCGGGGGCGAGACAGACAACTCTGCGGCCAAAGAATCGACGTAGCGAAGGATAGCCTCCTGATCGGCAGTGCTGAGCTTGAGAAAAGCTGAGATGACGGCTTTTTTTCGCTCATCCAGATGATACTCGGCGGCCAGACGGTCAAGAGAAGATTCTGCGCTCTGGTCGAACATCTCGCCTTCGCCGGTGCGCAGCCACATTTCGTTGACGCCAAACTCGCGGCAGATAGACGCAACTGTCTGCTCGGTCGTTCCGTTTTTGCCACTCTCAATCAAGCTGATGGCTGATTTGCTCAAACCTACACGCTTACCGAATTGCTCCATTGTCAATCCGAGGGCTTTACGTGCGGCTTTGATTCGCTCGTTCATGGTTTTCACCTCCCTTCGACGCTACTATAGCACATCGAGTTCAGAAAATCAACACGAAATGCCAAGAAACACTTGACAAAGATAAGATTATAAACTAAAATAAACTTGGAAAGTTCAGACAGAAAACTTTCTGAGAGCGGTAACAAACGAGGAGGTTGATAAAATGTCAGTCGCAGAGATGAACGCCAGTAGCTTGCTGGACAAAATGAAGACTCTGCCGGAGGACGTGCAGGTAAAACTGGGGTACATGATCGAAGGGGCAGCGCTGCTGGCCACCAGCCGGACGAACATGGACGACCCGCCGAAGAGTGCGTGAGGGAGGAGAAAAAGCGGATAACGCTTAAGTTGAAAAGCAAACCTTCAAAAAGGACTTTCCGAGAGGGGTGAGAGAAACTCTGCCGCGTTCAAAAGTCGCATCTATGATCAAGGAATCATCGCGAGGACTGTGGAAGCCATCCTCGGGTGAAGCTGAGACGGCAGTTTTCATAACTCGAATTATTTCATTGTTCTCGAAGGAGGTATAGGAATCGGCGTCAGTAAGATGCGTGTTGTAGCTTATAGTAACAAGACCTTGCCGATCAAGAGAACTTAAAGATGCAGACTGAAGGAGAATGTCATCAAACTCTTGCATATGAGGGTTAGAAAAAAAGCAATTTGTAAGCATCACTTTATAGGAGTGGTTGTAACAGATATAGCGATATTCAGCGATGGGATATTGCTCTGATTGCTGAAAAAGGGCAAGATTTTCAGCATCTAACGGTGACATCTGAGTGATCATGGCAGGAAAAGCGGGATGCACCTCCTGTTGATACCGAGAGTCTGCGGCATTCGCTATCAGATTTTGGAACATCTCACGAATTTGAGGCTCATGCAAGCAGTACTTAGCAGCTTCAATCGCTGGTCCCGCGACCTGAAGCTTGGGGTCGCATAAAGCCTCTTCAGGTTTGTTGCTGATTTTTTTATCAAGGCCGTCTTTGAATTCCTGCAAATCATGGTCGTATTGGGCTTGTTGTTTGGCAACTTTGAAATGAAGCCGACCAGTTGCGAGATAAATCAAATCAGCGAAGGTCATTCCAATTTCTTTAGCAGGCGGAGTTAGAAGAGATTTTACCGGTTTACTGATACATTCAGGAATAAGTTGAGGGCTAGAAGGTTCATCAGCCATTTTGATCACTGGTCCTTTCATAAGAGAACAAGATGGAAAAAGTAATTACAATAATAAGAATACAAATTTTGTATGCAAAAATCAAATGCTGCGATTTGATTTGTCAAGCTTGTGAAAAAATCGAAAGATTTTTGTATAAGTTCACCACACACAACTGACCCGCCGAAGAGTGCGGGAGGAAGGAAGAAAGGCATGGAAGAAATGCTGAAGAATCTGAACGGGCCGTGGAGCAACGTGGCCTGCATTGGCTACTGCCTGATCGCAATGCGGAGGGCGGGGCTGAGACCCACGGCACAGCGCCGGGTGCTGCTGGCGATGGAAGGGGCGTTCGACGATGTGAGTGTGGAGAAGGCCGAGAAGGCCGGATATGCCAATACGGAGGAGTAAGAAATGAACCGTTACATGATCGTGATCCCGGCGAAGAACCGGAGTTTTGTGCTCAAGTGCGACGAGGGGGACGGCGCGAAGCTGGAGACCCTGCAGAGGCTGGTGAGCGGGTATGTGGAGACCGTGCCGTCGGCACTGGACGCCACCTGGGCGCGGGAGAAAGCCGACCGGCTGGTGCTGCTGGTGGACGAAGAAGGCCGAATGAAGTGCAAGCCTGCGAACCAGAAGGCCACGCAGCTTGCCCCGGCGGACGTTACGGCGAACGGCAAGCAGCCCATCGTGGGCGCTGCCGTGCTGATGTTCCAGCGAGGCGACGAACTGCTGGGGTTTACAAAGCACGTGGCCGACACCATTTGCAGCGAGTGGCTGTGAGGAGGGGATGACCATGCGGAAGGCGAAGGTCTGGGACGCGAGGCAGCTACCCGCATATCTGACCGTGGCGCAGTACGGCGAGCTGATGGGCATCTGCCCGAAGACGGTGCGGCGGATGTGTCAGCGGGGCGAGCTGCCCGCCCACAAGGAGGGGCCGAGGCTGTGGCGCATCAACAAGAACGCCGCGCTGGAGCAGCGGCAGGAGGCCATGGAGATCTGCCAGCGGAACGCCAAAAAGGCCCCGAAAAACAAAAAGCCCGCCGGTGCTGGAACACCGACGAGCTTCCGAGTGACAGGTTGAAAGGGCCTATCACCAGAATGATTTTACCACAGCGAAAGGAGAATTGCAATGAAAATGAAGATACAGGTGCTTTACCTGACCGGCACTGCGCTGCTGATCGGCGCGGCGGGGGTGGGCGACAGCATCACCTTTGACGCCGTGGGCAGCTGGACGGGCGCGGCCATCCTGGCCGTGCTGATGGCTGCCGGCGGCATCGTCTGCTGGGGGTATGGCCGGGGGCTGGAGATCGAGCAGGCGGAGAAGGCGCAGCTGCGCCGGTACTGCCGGAAGCTCAGGAGCCAGAGCGGGGCGGAAGAGAAGAACGACAGGCATAGTGCGTGAAGGGAGAAAAATGCAATGGTACGGATCGAGGTAAAGAAGCTGAACGAGAGGGAGCTTATCCTGGGCGTGGAAGTGGAGAATGAGACCCCGGCGGATGTGGTGATGTGCGCCCTGCATGGCGCTGTGGGTACGGCAAGGAAGGTGATGGGCAAGGGCTCGGCAGACCCCTGGTTTGCGAAACGGATGGGCCAGCGTTTGGAGAGGGAGCTGCTGGACCAGAAGGGCCTGCGGACGACCGAGGGCGTAGAGGGCAAAGAAGCAAAGTTTATGGCAGCACTGTACGGGATGAATGCGGGGGGAGAGAAATGAAACTGGAAGAGTACGAGCAGATCCTGCGCACCGGGACCCCCAGCGACCGGGCGCGGGCCATCGCCGCAGCGAGCGACGACAAAGAGGTGAGCGACGAGGAGTTCCACCAGCTGACGGCGCTCATCAAGGGCGCTGTCCGGCCCAGCGCCCGGAAGATGACGCCGGACGAGGCAAAGCTCTGGGCGGAGGTCAGCCGGGCGAACACCCGGCTGAAGCAGGAGATGGTGGCGGCCAGCTTTACGGTGCGGGCCTTGCCGGGAGACCTGCAGGAGGACGCCATCAACATCCTCTCCAAGACCGTGAGCGGGATGCTGGGCGACCTGACCCGCCTGATGGCTGAAACGGGTGAGCCGTGATGGACCGGAAACAGTGCATCCATGTTTTTGAGATAACCCGCCCGGGATGCTTAGCGTGTGCTGGGCGGGATGAAAAGTGCAGGGAGTACAAAGGACATGAAGAAAAACAAAATGAGTCTCACGACAGAGCTTGACCTGACGCGGGAGGGGACGGCGGAGATGACGAGGTGGTGCATCCTCATCGCGCTGCACCAGAGCTTCGGCGTCGGCGCGGTGCGGCTGAACAGGATCCTGACCCGGGCGGAAGTGCTGGGGCGGGAGAGTCTGGATGTGGCCATGACGGCGAACGACCGGGGGATGCCCTCGACGGACGAAAGTCTCGCGCTGCGGTGCAGCTGGATGCCGGAGGGCGTAGACCCGGACTTCCGGGTGCCGGTGCTGCACAGCCCCCGCACCCGGCGGCAAGAGCAGCTGCGGATGGCGGGCAACGTGGCAGCCAGCATGGTCTGGACGCTCTGTGCCAAGGCCTGTATGGACGAGCTGGGCTTCGGCGCGGCGCGGCTGAACCGGCTGAAGGAAGAGACACTGGCCAACTACCGGCAGGTAAACGAAGAGGGCCATACGGACGGGCTGGACGTGGCCTTGGAGCATCTGCGCCGGTGCGCCGAGGACGCCCTGAAGGAAGAGGTCACTGTGGACGAGCAGCCGGACGAAGACCGGGTCCGGCAGAGCGAACGGGACTACGAGGAGCAGAAGCGGGCGTTTTTGAAGCGGGCCGTGATGCAGGAGATGGGACGCCGGGCCGGGAAGGGCGGGCTGCGGGTGCTGAGCGAAAAGAATCTGGAAGAAAAGGCTGCGGCCGCGATGGCCGAGCTGAAGGAGCACACATGGGAAAAGCGAATCTCTACACCGTGAGGGACTACCGGACCGGGGAAGTCCTCGCAAAAGGCACGGCCGGAGAGCTGGAAGCCAGCGGCGTCGTGCCGAAGGGCTACCACACCAGCGAGTGGGCCAAGCACGAGAACAACCGGATGAGGGGCCGGAAGTACAACATCAGCAGCGAGCCTTTGTATCCGGAGGACAAGCCCCGACGGGGCGAGAAGGGCCGGACGATGAATATCTATACCTGCTACGATGCAGCCGGGAACGTGCTGGGCGAAGGCACCGCAAGGGAGCTGTGGGAGGCAGGCATCTTTGAGGACGACAACGCGGTCTATACCTTTTACAACCAGCGGGGCGGGCGCTGCGACAGGCTCGGCATCGCAAAAATGACCCGCCGAAAAGAGGTGCGGCAGGTCAGCATGCACAACGCCAAGAGCGCAAAGCCGCCCAGGCCGAAGAGCAAAAAGCCGAAGCTGCCGGTGCTGCGGGGGATCAAAGACCCGACCCCGCTGGACTACGACGTCCATGACCTGATAACTTACAACGCCCTGGCCAAAAAAGAGGGCCGACCGGAGCTGACCTACGGCTACTGGGCGGCGGCGGGAAAGCCTGCGAGGCCCTGATGGAGAGCAGAGCACCTTGCAAGGACTGCCCGAAACGGCATCCGCTCTGCCATGACCAGTGCGAGGCATACCGGCGCTGGAAGGGGGAAAGGGCCAAAGAGGCGGCCTACACCCGGCAGAAAAAAGAAGACGGCGTGATACACAGAAGGGATTTTGACAAGGAGTTCTGGATGTGAGCGAGGCCCCGGCAGGCAGCTGCCGGGGCTTTGGCGACGAAAGATATAAGGCGAGATGGGTGCTGCCGAGGGAGCTCGGCAGCAGGCATATCGGTTTATATAATCCTTTTTATAAAAAGCGTCCGGGCGGGCGCTTTGGGGAGCTAGTATACCCGTTATTTCTGTGACGGTGGAACACTGAAAAGAACAACACCAGACCGACGTGAAGGAAAGCAGGAGGTACCGGGATGCGCTGCAACTACATCCGGGAGAAGAAATACCAGTGCGGGGACGACTACATGGCCGTGGGAGTCTTTTCCATTACCCCTCAGGAGCATCGGAGCCGGGGCAAGAAGCGGAAAGGCTCCAGCGAGGGGCAGAAAGCCAAGAACAAGATGGCTTCGCTACGCCGCCGCCAGCGCAAGGCATTGACCAATTTTGACCGGAACGGAATCTTTCTGACGGGTACATACGAGGACCCCTTCCTGCCGGAGGATGTCCAAGCCTGCCGGAAGGACGTGCGGAACTACGAGCGGCGGGTGATCGCGGCAACCTGCAAGCGGTTCGGGGTGCAGCGGCAAGACATCCGCATGATGCTGCTGGCTTGCAGGAAGGGCGAGAACGGGCGGCTGCATATGCATGGCTTTGCTCAGTGTCAGGGCCTGAACCCTGACGAGCGCCGGGAGCGGCGGGAGATGTTGGAAGACCTCTGGCGACGGCGTATCCCGGGCTCCAATGATTTTGAGCCATTAGGCACCATGAACGCGGAACGAATCGACATGAATCGGGTGCTGGGCAAGAGCGGTGAAGGAAATTATGGCACGGTAGGGTATTTCTACGGCCACAAAGAGCGGCTATGGGTGGAAACGGCCAACCTGCGGTCTGCCATTGAGAAAGCTCCCAACGATGGGCGTTGGAGCCGGAAGCAGTTGAGGGCCGCCTGCAGTGAGATGCAGGGCAATATCCGGTGGTGGGAGCAGCGGTTCCCGGGCTGGACGCTGGAAAAGTGCATCGTGCTGGAACCCGGCGGGCTGCACGAGAGTCCGGAACGGGGCGGAACCGGCTGGGAACGGCTGGAGCCTCAGTGCTATGTGATCTTGCGGCGGCGAGAAACTGCATATCAGGCTGCGAAAGTTCGCACCTGACAGACAAAGTACCGGTATTTTGCGTTTTAACGCGCGCGGAAACGCGCGCGCGAAGAAAGGCGGCGAGGGATTGACCAAAGGGCAAAAGCAGAGGGTGCGGGCGGAGCTGCGGGCCTGCGGGCGTGGGAAAAGCGACTGGGCGGGCGTGATCGCGCTGGCGATGGACTACTACGAGACCGCAGATCCGGTATGCAGGCGGCTTTTACAGCTGCGGTATCTGGACGGGATGCCGGAGGAGCGGGTAGTGGCGAAGCTGCACATCGGGCGGACGACCTACTACCACAAGGAGCTGGAGGCGCTGAGCACCGTGGCGGTGTATGCAGCGGCGGCAGGGCTGATGTAGCCCTCTCCGTCAGCGCTGCGCGCTGCCACCTCTCCCAGAGGGCGAGGCATTGGCAGGCCGGGCAGGCAGAGCTGGACGCCGAAGCTCTGATGAGGCGCGAAGTGCCGGGCCTTGCGGCAGAGGGCAGCGGGTGCTGTTATAGCGTTGCCATAGCATTGCTATAGCGTGATGAGGCTGGGGAGAACCGGTCTTTTTGTGCTGCCAAAATCTCAAATGTCCGCAGTAGTTTTGTTTTTCCGGCGGCTGTAGACTGGGAGGGAAGAACCACAGAGGGGAGGCGGCAGCAGTGGCGAAGCGGGCATATTGCAAAAACACGGTAAAAGGGACCCGGCGGGGGCAGAAATACCCGCCGAAGGTGCGGGCCGAGGTGCTGGCTGCCATGCTGTCGAGCGGCTCCATCTGCGCCGTGGCCCGGCGGTACGGCGTACCGGAGAGCACCATCCGCTCGTGGATGGCCGAGGAAGCCAGCCGGGGCGATGCCTTTGCGAAAGAGCGGCAGGCCGTGGCGCGGGAGATCGCCATCCGGGCCAGCCTGGGAGCCAGGGCGCAGGTGAGCTACCTGCAGAGCCGGGTGGACGAGAGCCAGCGGGCCGCGCAGGTACAGGCCAGGCTCCACCGGAAGCTGGACGAGGACACCCGCGCTCGCTGCTTTGCGGTCGGCACACTGCTCAAGAGCGACGCCGAGGAGCTGGCGGACGCCACGGAGACCGGGCTTGTGGTATATGCTGCCGAGGGCAGCTATGACCGGCAGCTGGACAGCGAGGAGCGAAAGCTGCTGGATGCCCAGCTGGAGCGGTACAGCGGTCGGGTGATGAGCGACAAAAACGCCGCTGCCATGGCCACCGTGCTGATGACCGTGGCCGAAAAGGCTGCTGCGATGGTACCGGCCCAGAGCCAGAGCGAGGGCGATGCCCCGCCGCTGGTGGAGATCGGGGCCGAGAGTCGGGAAGAAAAAGGGCCGGAGGTGATGGTGGATGGAGCATAAGAGCCACAACGGACGGCTGGTGATCTGGTCGCCGCAGCCGAGGCAGGCAGCCTTTATGGCCCGCACCGAGGACGAAGCCCTTTACGGGGGCGCGGCCGGCGGCGGGAAGAGCGACGCACTGATCATCGAGGCGCTGCGGCAGGTACATATCCCACACTACCGGGCGCTCATCCTGCGCAAGACTTACCCGCAGCTTTCGGAGCTGATCGACAAGACCATGCGGTACTACAAGCCGGTATTTCCGAGGGCGCGGTACAACGGCTCCAGCCACTGCTGGACTTTTCCCAGCGGGGCGAAGATCTATTTCGGCAGCTTAAACCATGCGCAGGACAAGTACAACTATCAGGGCAAAGCCTTCGACTTTATCGGCGTGGACGAGCTGACCCACTTTACCTGGGACGAGTACAGCTATGTCATGAGCCGCAACCGCCCCAGCGGCCCCGGCACCCGGGTGTACATCCGGGCCACGGCCAACCCCGGCGGGGTGGGGCATGGCTGGGTGAAGGCACGGTTTATCAGCCCGGCGCCGGCCGGGACGCGGATAGTGCAGCTGGTGAAGGTAAAAGCGCCGGGAGGGGGAGAGATCACCCGGCGGCGCACCCGCATTTTTATCCCGTCCACCGTCTTTGACAATCCGGCGCTGCTGGAAAACGACCCGGGCTACATCGGCACACTGGCCCCTCTGCCGGAGGCCGAGAAGCAAGCGCTGCTCTACGGAAACTGGGACAGCTTTTCGGGACAGGTGTTCACCGAGTGGCGGAACGACCCGAACCACTACAAGGACCAGCGCTGGACCCACGTCATCGAACCGTTTCCCATCCCGGAACACTGGAAGATATGGCGGGGATACGACTTCGGTTTCTCGAAGCCGTTTTCTGTGGGGTGGTATGCAGCGGACGAGCGCGGGCGGCTCTACCGTATCAAGGAGCTTTACGGTTGCACCGGCACACCCAACGAGGGCCTGAGAAAGGACCCGATGGAGCAGGCACGGATGATCCGGGAAGCAGAGCAGAACGACCCGCTGCTGAAAGGCCGGGTCATCCTGGGCGTGGCCGACCCGGCCATCTTCGACGAGAGCCGAGGCGAGAGCATCGCGGACATGCAGGAGAAAAGCCCGAACTTTCTGCACTGGATGCCCGGCGACCACACCCGTCTGGCGGGAAAGATGCAGTTTCACTACCGACTGGCTTTCGGCGAAGACGGCAGGCCGATGCTGCAGGTCTTCAACACCTGCAAGCACTTCATCCGCACCATCCCGAACCTCGTCTATGACGAGAGCAATGTGGAGGACATCGACACCACGCAGGAGGATCACATCTACGACGAGTGCCGGTATGTGCTGATGGAGAACCCCATCAGCGCCGCAAAGCACACCCAGCCGCCGCCCATGCTGGACGACCCGCTGGATATGGATCCGAGGAAGGACAAGACGAGGTTTATGAGGATTTGAATTGTTTTGCGCTCCGCGCAGGTCAGAGCACTTTTGCATTAAGGCTAATGTTCTCTTTTGGTGTCAAAAGAGAACCAGAAAACCACCAGCGATTTCGACGCGCTGGATCCACGAGAAAGGGGCTACTCGCCCCTTTCAGACCCCAAAGAAGAAGTCGAAACGGAAAAAAGCTAGCCGCTGCGCTAAACGCTTTTTTCTCGTTTCTCTGATTTACGGCTTTGCCGATGATTTCAGGCTTTAGAAGGACCAGAAGGTGAGAATAGTTGAACGAAAGAGAAACAGATATGATGGCGGCGGTCGCCGACAACGAGCCGCAGGCACAGACAGAAGGAGTCAGTCTGGCCGGGGTGCTGGATGGTGAACCGGCGATCGGCGAGAAGGAGATCAGCGAGGCAATGGCCATCCTCGAAAAGTACAAGTCGGCCAAAGCCAGTCTCGACAAGCGGATCATCGACAACGAAGAATGGTACAAGCTGGGCCACTGGAAGCAGTACGGCAACCGGATGATGGAGGGCAAGCGCGCCCCCAGTACGGGGTGGCTGTTCAACTCCATCGCCAACAAACACGCCGACGCCATGGACAACTACCCGGAGCCGAACGTGCTGCCGAGAGCGCAGGACGACGAGGAGACGGCAAAGCTCCTCTCCGAGATCCTGCCGGTGCTGCTGGAACAGGCCGACTACGAGAGCGTGTACAGCGACACCTGGTGGCGCAAGCTCAAGCAGGGGACCGGCGTGAAGGGCATCTTCTGGGACCCGGCGCTGCGGGACGGACTCGGGGACATCGCCATCCGGAGCATGGATCTGCTGATGTTGTACTGGGAGCCGGGCGTGGAGGACATCCAGGACTCGGCCAACTTTTTCAGCCTGGCGCTGGCTGACAACGACCGTCTGACGGCCCGGTGGCCTCAGCTGGAGGGCAAGGCGGGCAGCAGCGGCATCACCGTGGGGCAGTACGTCAGCGACCAGAACATCGACACCAGCGAAAAGAGCGTGGTGGTGGACTGGTATTACAAGCGGGAGAAGCCCGGCGGCCAGACCGTGGTGCATTACTGCAAGTTCTGCAACGGCGTGGTGCTCTACGCCAGCGAGAACGACCCGGCGATGGCCGAGACGGGCTTCTACGACCACGGAAAATATCCCTTTGTGTTCGACCCGCTCTTCGTGGAAGAGAACAGCCCGGCGGGCTTCGGGTACATCGACGTGATGAAGGACACCCAGGACACTATCGACCGGATGACGCAGGCCATGGACGAGAACACGCTGGCAGCGGCCAAGAAACGCTACCTTATCTCGGACACGGCGGGCGTGAACGAGGACGAGCTGCTGGACACGGCGAAGGACGTGGTACATATCACGGGACGGCTGGACGAGCGGGGCTTTATGGAGCTGGAGACGGCCCCGCTGCCCTCCAACACCATCGCCTACCAGCAGAACCGTGTGGCCGAGCTGAAGGAGATCAGCGGCAACCGGGACGTGAACCAGGGCGGCGCGACCAGCGGCCTGACGGCGGCCTCGGCCATCGCAGCATTACAGGAAGCAGGCTCGAAACTGAGCCGGGACATGCTGAAGAGCTCTTACCGCTCCTTTGCGAAAGAATGCTACTTCATCATCGACCTGATGCGGCAGTTCTACGACGAGAGCCGCGTCTACCGGATCACCGGCCAGCAGGGCGGCACGGAGTACCGGGAGTTCTCGGGACAGATGCTGCGGCCGCAGCCGGTGGAGAGCGTGGGCGGCGTGGAGCTGGGCGCCCATGAGCCGGTGTTCGACATCACGGTGAGCGCGGCCAAAAAGAGCACCTTCAGCCGCCTCTCCCAGAACGAGACGGCGAAGGAGTGCTACCAGCTGGGATTCTTTGCTCCGGCCAACGCCGACGCTGCACTGGCGTGTCTGGACATGATGGACTTCGAGGGCATCGAGAAGGTGCGCCAGAGGGTGGCCCAGAACGGCACCCTGTACCAGCAGCTGCAGCAGGCGATGGCACAGATCCAGCAGATGGCGGCAGTCATCGACCAGCAGAACGGATCCAACCTGAGCGAGCAGGCCGGTGCTGCAGCCGCTGCCATGACCGGCGGCGGAGGCGGCGGAGAGGCCGGCGCAAAGACGGTGACCAACTCTCTGGGCGGACAGGTGGGCGGCAGGACCAACCCGCTGGCCACGAAAGCTGCCGAGAGGGCGATGAACATCAACAACCCGAATAAGTGAGGAGGTTCTACATGATCAAAATTATTTATGTGGCAGACCCGGAGGGCGGGAAGCTGACGATGAGGGCCGAGGGCCACGCGGGATATGCCCCGGCGGGACAGGACATCGTATGTGCTGCGGTGAGCTGCCTGATGCAGACGCTGGCGTACAGCGCTGCGGAGGACGAACACACCTCGAGCTGCATCTATCAGGGCGAGGAAGGCCCGGTGTTGAATGTGGAGGCGGGCGACAGCGTCCTCATGCGGGACAAGTTCGAACTTGTGGCCGACGGTCTGGACCTGCTGGCCGAACAGTACCCGGAGAATGTGAACTTCAAGAAAAGCTGCAAGTGCAGCCCGGCGGTGGACTTGCAGCTGTTTGCGGAGGGCGGCGGTGACGGTGCAGCGGCTGCTGGCGGTGATGGCGCCGCCCCCGCGGCGGCAGAAAAGGCGGCGTCTGCTCCCGCCCAGGGCAAAGGCCGGGAGGCTGCTGCCGCCGAGGTGGATGAGATGCTGAGCCCGGCGGAAGAGCCGGGCGCGGAGGAAGATGCTGCTGAAGGCGAGAAACAGGACGGCGCGGCAAACAAGAGCGGCACCGACCCGGAGGCACACCGGAAAGCCTTCGGCGAACTGATGCGGGGCGAGTACAACCGGGAGTTTGGCGAGATGATCGTGCAGGCCACCCAGAAAGCCTACGACAGCATCCTGAACGAGCAGGGGCCGGTAGGGCGGATCCTGAACGCTCTGGGCCAGAAGTACGGCACTGCTCCCGGCGACTACGAGGCACTGGCTGCGGCCGTGGAGGGCGGCGTGGTGAAGGACGACGCCTACTACGAAGACATGGCCATGAAGAAGGGCATCAGCGTCCAGCTGGCCAAGGAGATGGACGCGCTGGAAAGCGAGAACGCCAAGCACCGCGCCGCAGAGCAGCAGCGGGCGGAGGCCGCAAAGATGGAAGCCATCCAGCAGGAGTGGGACGCCGCTGCGGAGCGCATCCGGGCCGAGGACCCGGGCTTTGACATCAAGACGGCGCTGGCCGACCCGGACTTTGCCCAGATGCTCAAGCTGGGCGTGAAGATGGAGGACGCTTACAAGGCCCGCTACTTTGACGACATCATGGCCCGGCGCACCACCCAGACGGCCAAGACCGTAGAGAAGGGCGTGGAAGCCCGGATTCGCCAGCGGGGCGCACGGCCCAGCGAGAACGGCACCAACCCCGGCGGCGCGGCGGTGCTGAAGACGGACGTCTCCAAGCTGACGCCTGCCCAGTGCGAAGAGCTGGAACGCCGCGCCATGCGGGGACAGATCATCACTTTTTAACCGAAAGCTGCCGCTGCCCGGAGGAAACCTCTCAGCTTTGCAGTCCGCCTGACGGCGGCGCTGCAAAGCAGCTCTCCTAGAAAGGAGAGCCTTTCTCAAAGGAAATGGCGGCTCTCAATAAAGCAAGACACGAAAGGAGCACACAAATGAAAATCCACATGAATCTGCAGCTGTTTGCGCAGCCTGCAAACCACACCGGCGCGACCGGCATGAGCGCCGAGATGAAGACCTACTACGAGAAGCGTCTGCTGGATCAGGCGGAGCCGCTGCTGGTGCATGACCAGTTCGGCGACAAGTACCCCATCCCGGCCAACAACGGCAAGACCATCGAGTTTCGCAAGTACGAGAGCCTGCCCAAGGCCACCGAGCCTCTGACCGAAGGCGTGACTCCCAATGCTCAGGCCCTGACCGTCACCCCCATGACCGCCACCGTGAAGCAGTACGGCGGCTGGGCAGCCATCACCGACGTGCTGCAGCTGACCGCCATCGACAACAACATCACCCAGGCGACCAAGGTACTGGCATCTCAGGCGGGCCGCACGCTGGATACCGTGACCCGCGAGGTGCTGGCGGGCGGCACCAACGTCATCTACGCGCCGGCGGGCGACACCGCCGTGACCAGCCGCGCCAACCTGACCACTGCCAGTGTGCTGACGCCCGACCTCATCGACCAGGCGGCCACTGCCCTGAAGGCCCAGAATGCCGACGCCATCGGCGAGAGCTACGTGGCCATCGTCCACCCCTATGTGGCGTATGACCTGCGCCGGAACCCGGAGTGGATCGATGTCCACAAGTATTCTACCCCCGAGAACATCTACAACGGCGAGATCGGCAAGCTGGCCGGTGTGCGCTTCATCGAGACCAGCGAGGCGAAGATCTGGACTGGCACCGGCTGCCCGAGCGGTCTGGCCGTGTTCGGTACGCTGGTGCTGGCGGCTCACGCCTACGCTGTGACCGAGGTGGAAGGCGGCGGCCTGCAGCACATCGTCAAGCAACTGGGCGCGGGCGAAGACCCGCTGAACCAGCGCGCGTCCGTGGGTTGGAAGGCCATCAAGACCGCAGAGCGCCTGTGTGAGCAGTACATGGTGCGCATCGAGAGCGTCAGCCCGAAGTACAGCGCGAAGGCAAAGGCAAACTAAGGAGGGAATACTATGGCGACTAAGAAAGAGACTGCTGCGGCCCAGGCCGTGGAGAACGCGGTGGAGACTGTGGAGAAGACCGAGACGATGGCCGAGGCAAAGGCCGAAGAGAAGGACGACGGCATGGTGACCATCCACCTGTTTAAGGACGACGACCGCTACGCTGCGCCGGTGTTCGTGGGCGTCAACGGCGACAGCTACCTCATCCAGCGCGGCATCGACGTGAAGGTGCCGAAGGCTGTGGCCGAGGTGCTGGAGCACAGCATCAAGCAGGACGCCGAGGCGGCCCGGAAGAGCCAGGCCATGCAGGCGGCGGCCGGTACGCAGATGATGACCATTTGATATTTCCCCCGGTACAGCTTGCAGGCGCTTGCTGCGCCGGGGGATTTTGTTTTGGAGGTTTTATGACAGCAGGCGAAGCGATAAAGATGGCCGACGAGCTGAGGCCGAACAACAGCTTTTCGGACGAGATGAAGCAGCTGTGGCTGCGGCAGGCTGACAGCGGCCTGCGGCGGAGCGTGGTGGAGCGCAGCGACACCGGCAGCGACTTCGAGGGGCGCGGCGCGGATATTTTGTGGGCGGAAGGGCTGGAATACGACACGCCGCTGCTGGCAGACAGCGCAGCGGAAGCGCTCTACCCCCACTGGCTGGCGGCGCAGATGGACCTCGCCCTCGGCGAGACGGCCCGGGCGGCGAACGAATTGCAGCTCTACACGAGCTATGTGCAGGAGTTTGCGGCGTGGGTGAGGAGAAAGTATATGCCGGTGGGCAGCGGGAGGCTGATGACGTGAGCTTAAACCAGATAACGAACCAGAGGCAGCTGCTGCGGGTATTTGGCGGGCTGAACGAGGGGTATGCCTGCAGCGAGGCAGAGATGAGCGAGGAAAAGAACTTCTCTTCGCGGGGATACCCGGCTCTCGAGACCCGCAAGCCTCGGCGGAAGGTGCGTCAAGCGACCGGGATGAACGGGATGTACCACCTGAACGGCCTTTTGACCGTGGAAGGCACGACCCTGCGGTATGCCCCGGACGACGGCGGCGACGCCGTGGAGCTGGAGAACGCCCTGACGGACAGCGAGAAGAAGATGGTGGGCATGGGAACCAAGGTGCTCATCTGGCCGGACAAGATGGCCTTTGACACCGCGAGCGGAACGCTGAGCGCGCTGGGCTCCAGCTGGCAGCAGGGCGGCAGAAGCCTGACCGTGACCCCCTGCGACGCTGCGGGCGTGGTGTACACGCCGAACAAATTCGGCGCGACCGAGCCGGAAAACCCCGAGAACGGCGACGTCTGGCTCAAGCAGGCCGAAGATGCCCCGTGGAGCTACCGCGACGCCCTGAAGCTCTACAGCACGGCGGGCGGATGGCAGAACATCCTGCTGAACTGCTGCCGTGTGACCTGCGAGGGGCTGGGCGAAGCCTTCAAGGCTGGGGATACTGTGACCCTGACGGGCATCCCGGGCGTGGTGAAGAACGCCTATTCCGCCGATTTCGGCGGGGACGTGGTGGTGGACGACGTGGCCGGGGACTCGGTGATCCTCTCCATCGCGCCGGACATCGAGAGCGTTTTGTACTACGGCACCTGTGTGGTGACGGGGCAGAGCGTGGTGTGGACGGCCATGGACGGCAAGACCACCCAGACCTTCGACGGGCCTTTCCCGGACGTGACGGCCCAGCGGCGGGTGCCGGATCTGGACTGGCTGACAGAGCACAACAACCGTGTCTGGGGCTGCTCGAGCACCGAGAACGTCATCTATGCCTGCAAGCTGGGTGACGCCACCAACTGGTTCTCCTATCGCGGCACGGCAGCGGACAGCTATGCCGTGACCGTGGGCAGCGACGGAGCCTTTACCGGCGCGGCTACCTGCATGGGATACGTGCTTTTCTTCAAGGAGAACGGCTTACACAAGCTCTACGGCACCAAGCCCAGCGACTACCAGATGAGCAGCATCCAGTGCTCGGGCGTGGCCAAGGGCGCCCACCAGAGCCTCTGCGTCATCAACGAGACACTGTACTACCTCTCGATGGACGGCGTCATGGCGTGGGACGGCAGCCTGCCCACCAAGGTGTCGGCCTCGCTGGACGAGACGGCCATGAGCCGGGTGACAAGGGCGGCCGCCGGCGGGCTGGTGGGGCGGTACTACCTGCACACCGAAAGCCCCGGCGGGCAGCGGCTGCTGGTGTACGACACCGAGAAAGGACTCTGGCACGAGGAGGACGCCACCGGCTGGGCCATGTGCAGCACCGGGCGGCAGCTCTACCTCTGGGACAAAGAGGCCATCTGGGCCGCAGACGGGAGCCGGGAAGCCGGCGGCGAAGAGGACACGGTGGAATATGAGGCTGTGACCGGAGACATCGGACTCGGAGACCCGGACGACAAGTATTGCAGCCGGGTGACGGTGCGGCTGGACGCCATGGAGCGGACCGTGGTGACGCTGTGGGCCAGCTTCGACGGCGGCGAGTGGCAGGAGGTGGGCCGGGTGGATACCGCAGGGAAGCGTGTGCGGGTGAATCTGCCCTTCGTCCCGACCCGGCACGACACCATGCGGCTGCGTCTGACCGGAAAAGGGCAGATCGCAGTGAGGAGCATCGCCATGACGCTGAGCAGCAGCGAGGGCGGAAGAGTGAACGGAGGTGTGCCGAGACGTGGCTAGTATCGTAGGGCTTTCGAAGATCTCCATGCCGAGGCTGGATGGGCTGGATACGGCCAGCGCCCGGGAGCTGAGGAATTATCTGTACCAGATGCAGGAGCAGCTGGAATACATTTTGAGCAACATTGACACCGAGAACCTCTCGGGGGACTTACAGGAGAAGCTGAAATAGCCCTCTCAGGCGCTGACGCGCCAGCTCTCCCAAAGGGCGAGCCATTGGCAGGTCGGACAGGTCTGAGCTGGACATCTGAGGCCAGACAGGGCGCAAAAGAGCGGGCCTCGCTTACGAGGACAGGAGGATATGAACTATGAGCAGTTTGAGCAATGCGAGAGCGCAGCTGGAGGAGTGGGAGGCGAAGAAGCCGGAAAGCTACACCAGCCAGTACAAGGACAAGATCGACGGCGTGATGGGCAAGCTGGACGGGATGAAGGATTTTAGCTACGACCCCACCCGGGATGCGGCCTACGAGCAGTATAAGAACAGCTACACCCGGCAGGCGAAGCTGGCCAACGAGAACGCCCAGGCCAACGCCAGCGCCATCTCGGGCGGGTACGGCTCCAGCTACGGCACCCAGGCGGGCCAGAGCGCCTACCAGAACGCCATGGCGGGCCTGAGTAGCGCCACCAACAGCCTGTACAGCCAGGCGCTGAACCAGTACACCCAGAAAAAGAGCGACCTGCAGAGCCAGCTGAGCGGCTACCAGCAGGCTGAGGCACAGGACTACGAGAAGTACCAGACAAACTACCAGAACTGGGAGAACCAGCGCAACTACTATCAGAGCGCGTACAATCAGGCGGCCAGCGAAAGCCAGGCGAAGAAGAGCCGGGGGACGGGCCTCTTTGGAACCATCCTGAGCGTTGCCGCAAGCCTGCTGCCGTTTTTGCTGTGAAAGGAGAAAGGATTTGAGAAATGGGAGTTTTTAAGAGATACAAGGACGCGCAGGCGGCGCAGAAGGACGCGGAGAACGCGATGCCGGGGGCGTACCAGAGCAACTACACCGACCGGATCAACGAGGCACTGGACAGCATGGGTGCGGCCAGCAATGCGGGCTATGACGTAGGCACGGACAGCGACCTCTACCGGCAGTACCGCGCGGGGGCGCAGGCGAACGCCAGAGCGGCGGCCGAGAACGCCGCTGCGGGCGCTGCCGCGCTGAGCGGCGGGTACGGCTCGAGCTACGCAGACAGTGTGGCCCAGCAGGGCTACCAGCAGGCCATGGCGAAGGTAGACGACGGCCTCGCGGGCCTGCGGGACAAGGCCCTGACCATGTACCAGCTGAAGCAGAACGGCCTCTCGGGGCTGCTGAGTGCGCTGCAGAATCAGGACAGCCTCGAGGCGGCAGAGCATCAGGGGGCTGTGGCCAATGCGCAGGACTGGCGGGACTACAAGAAGAGCCGGGCAGACCAGGCGGCGCAGGAGAAGAGCGATTTCCTCTTGAACCTGTGGGAGATGGCGAAGAGTGTGGGCAGAGCCGGTCTGACGGCCTACGACACCTACAAGGGCTACACCCAGCAGCAGTGGGAGAACGAGTTTGCCCGGGAACAGTGGGAGTACAACAAAGAGCGCACCGGCCAGAGCGATGCACTGAATGCCTACGAGCAGGCGTTCAACCTGTACCAGCAGGGGGCGGGCGATGCCGCGAACGCCGTGCTGGGCCGGTATGGTCTGGACACTGGAATCTTCGACAATTACAGCGGCGCACCCATCACCCGCGCAGACAAGGCGGGTGCGCTCACGACCGCAGCCGGGCTGGCAGGCGGCGGCAGCGACGAGGCTGCACGAGCGGTGCTGGAACTGTACGGCCTGGATCCGAACTCTGTGGGGAATTACAGGACGATCGCAGGACGGCAGCTTGCAACGACGCTGGCGAAAAAGAGCGCAGGCAGCTCGGGCGGCTCTTCGGGCAGCAGGAGCAGCAGCGGCACGAGAAGCGGCGGGAGCAACTGGACAAACAGTCAGCTCCTGACGGCACTGGGCAAGTATCAGGCGCTGAAGGACGGCGACCCGACAAAGAACATCTACGCCGGCATCTTGCAGGAGGGCGGACTGCTGGACGCATTGGCGGGCGGGAGTGCCGGTTCTGCGGCAGGAGGAAACACCGGAAGCGGGGCGCAGCACCCCACCAGAAAGGCGGCCGAGACGGCAGCGCCCCACATCCCCACCAGAGCAGACACCATGCGGCAGGGACAGGCGAGGAGCCTGGCTGCAGGATGGAAAAAGCAAGGCAGCAGCGAAGACGACATCATTGACCGGCTGATGAAGAAGGGCTACAGCGACGAGGACATTTATAACGCTCTGAATCTGAAGTAAGGAGATATTAAAATGGCGATCACAATGGAGAACATCAAGGCCCGGCGGCAGAAGCTGGAGCAGGGCGCCGGAGGAAGGCAGAGCGGTGCAGCTCTGCCTGTGCGCAGCGGCACGGCTGACAAAAGCACGGCCAGGCAGGACCATTCAGTCGGAACGGTGCCGGCCCCGCTGGCCAAAACTGCCGGAAGCGGAGTGTCGATGGAGAGCATCAAGGCCCGGCGGGCCACGCTGGAGCAGAACACCCGGGACAAAGCCTTACAGCAGTACACCGAGCGGCACATAAGCGACATGGGGGAGGTGGATGCGAGGAACGAGCCCTCTCAGGCGCTGCGCGCCAGCTCCCCCAGAGTGGGAGCCACTGGCGTGTCGGGCAAGTTTCCGCTGGACGCTAGAAGTTCTACGGGGCGTAAAATGGCGGGCGCTGCTACGGAGGGCAGCGGCCCGGTGCAGCAGATGCCGGAAGCAGCAGCCCGGGCGCTGGACATGGGACAGAAATGGGGCGTTCCGGCGAAGAGCGGGAACGTGCTGGAGAATGTGGGCAGCGGGGCCATGGCCTACGGCAGCGGCCCGGCGCAGGAGCTGAGAGCCAGCTTTGCCAAGGACAGTGTACCGGACGAGTTTGACCGGATCAACCAGTGGATGGACACCGGGGACAACAAGAATCTGGCCGACGCGGTGCGGCGGGTGGACAACACCCACGGCGCGTACACGGACGCCGACCTGATCAAGAAGGGCGGCTGGACACAGGCGCAGATCGACGAGGCCCGGAAGATGAACGCTGCGCTGGACGCCATCCCCGCATGGAAGCGGGATGTGCGCCGGGCGGCGAACGCCATCGGCGGCATCACGGACACGGTGGCAGCTGCCCCGGTGCTGGGCGCGGAGTACGGCGTACAGGCGGGAAAGAACATTGACGCCACCCTGAAGAACTGGAAACAGGTGGAGCAGGAGGTAAAGGGCGACGAACACGCCCAGAGCCTTTTCGACCTTTTGACCGACGTGGACATGGATTATAACCCCACCTGGCCGGAGAGCCGGAACCGGGAGCTCATCTCGATGGGGTACAACTCCAAGGAGATCCGGGAGATGCGCCAGAAGCTGGCGGGGTTGGAAGTGAGCGACGGCATCGACAAGAACCAGAGCGTGGGCTACCAGCTCTACGACCGCGGGCAGCGGCTGACGGCTGCGGCCCAGAGCGGCCTGAGCCCGACCCAGCGGGCCGTGGCGGGGGCCGTGACCAGCGCAGCGGAGAACCTGGCCGTGGCGGGTGTGAACCCGGCGGCAGTGCTGCCCGTCCTGAGCGCACAGGGAGCGGCAGAGGCCATGGGCCAGAGCGCAGAGAAGGGCGAGAGCGCCGGTAAGGCATTGGGCGGCGGCCTCGCCAAGTTCGGCGCGGGATGGGCCATCAACTCGGTGGGCGCGGCCGACCTTGCAAAGACCATGGGCTCGGACTACGCGAAGGACACGCTGGCAGGGCAGATCGCGGACTGGGTGCAGGGGCTTGCGGGCAGCTCGGAGCTGGCGAAGCGCTACCCGGCGGTGGCTGCGGCCATCTCGGGCGGCATCGACAACTCGATGCAGGCCTTTGCGGAGACCTATGCCGACATGGCCATTGACGCTGCGCTGGGGGACAGCGAGGCGGCGAAGAACCTCTTCAGCAAAGACACCTTCCTCACCGCGCTGGAAAGCGGCTTTTCCGGCGGTGCTTCGGGCGCGCTGGGCGGCGCTGTGGGCTCAAGGCTGCGCAGCATGAGCGAAGCGCTGGACAGGGCAACGGAGCCCTCTCAGTCGGCTGCGGATAGCTCTGCTGATAGAGCGCTGGCAGGGCAGGACCTCTCAGTCGCTGACGCGACAGCTCCCCTTAAAAGGGGAGCCACTGGCGTGCCGGGCAGCTCTCAGCTGGACGCCGGAAGTGCTGCGGGGCGTGAGATGGCGGGCCTTGCGACAGAGGGAAGCGGCAGTGGACCTGCGCAGCAGACACTGGGAGCCGCAACCCGGGAGCAAAGCGCCTTTCTTAAAGGAAACTCCACTGAAGGTATGCAGCGGGCAGAAGAGACGGCTGTGAACGATGACCCGGCGGTACATACTACGGCGCAGAACGCCAGCATTGAGGAATACAAGAACAGCGTTGACCCGGGGCTGGCGGAATATGTTGACCGGGTAAGGGCAGGCGAAAAGCTGGAGCCCTACGTCGTGGCCGAGACGGGCGACCGGATGCGCAGCGCCATGATGGAGCTGACGGGCCTCGAGAAGGTGGGCGACCGCACCCTGATGGACTCGAACGCCGTACAGCACATCACCAACCGGCACGCAGGCGGAGACGGCAGCGCCGACGGCACCATGAAGGAGAGCGCCGACGTGGCCCGGGCGGCGTATGTGCTGAACAATTTTGACAATGCGTATCTGAGCAAAAATAAAGCGGACGGTTACTTTAACAGCAAAGGGAAACGTGCAAGTATCATTATCTTTGAGAAAAAAATAGACGGCAGCCACGTTGTTGTGGAAGCCGTCTGTGATACGAAGAAAAATACGAACTATATTGTTACCGAATATCTTTCGAAAAACGGTGTAGACAAAAAAGAAGTGGCAAAAGGCTTGCGATCCCCCATGAGTGCCGCGTCCGACCCCGGGGTGTACGTCCGAAACGTAGTCGTAGACCCTTCCGCCACAGCAGAGGAGTTGCAGTCCTCTATGGATGCCGCGTCCGACCCCAGAGATACGCCCGAGACGTTAGCTGATCTACCCTCTGCCAAGACCAATATAGCACCGGAGGGCGGGGTTGTCAACGCGCCCTCTCAGTCGGCTGCGCCGACAGCTCCCCCAGAGGGGCGAGCCACTGGCGAGTCGGTCGGGTCCGAGCAGGACGCTGGAAGTGCTGCGGGGCGCGAAAGAGCGGGCGTTGCTGCACAGGCAAGCAGGAGCTATGCAGAAGAGACCCTGACGGAGGACGAGAGTGCGCTGGACTCGAGCGGCTGGGCGAGCGGGGAGCAGAAAGCGGCGGCTGCACAGCTGGCCCGGGCAGGCAGGGTGAGCACACAGGGCGTGCAGACCATCGCGGACAACATGCCCGGCGGCATCGGCGCGGGCGTGTACACCCAGGCCGCGAAGGCACTGTACCGGATGGGCGTGAACGAAGTGGGCAGCTTTGCCGAGGCGCTGAAACTGACCGGCCCGGAAGGCAGCATGGGCGGCGCAGTGCGGCAGGTGCTGGCGCTGGGCAAGCAGGGCGAGAACGCCCTGAAGCTGGCCTATTTACAGGGCAAGGGGGAGGCCGAAGTGTACAACGCCCACAAGGCCGGGGAGCTGGGCAGCGGAAAGGGCGCGGTGCGACCGGACGCCGGGACGGTATACCGGGGTGACAAGGCCGTGAGCGGGGACAAGAGCGCAGACGAGGCCTTTTTGAAGCTGACGGCCCAGAGCACCGGCACTGCCATCCACCGGATGATGCAGGGGCTGGAGAACAACGCCAAGGGCTGTATCAAGGCCGCTGCGGGCGAGATGTTCTTTGCCGGAGATGCGGGCAGCGAGACGGTGATGCACGAGACGTTCCACGCGCTGAACCAGTGGAGCGCCGAGACGGGGCAGGCCGTGATGGACCGGCTGCTGAACTATCTTGTGCAGCAGAGCGGCGCAGAGAGCACCGAGAAGCTCATCCAGAGCTACCTCGACAAGTACGCCGAGGCCGGGCAGCAGCTGACCTACAACCAGGCTCTCGAGGAGATCACCGCCGATGCCATGGAGACGGTATTCGGCACGGCGGAGAGTTTCCGGGACTTTGTGCGCCAGCAGGCAGCCGAGGCACGGATGAACGCCGACGCCCGGGGCATCATCGGGAAGGTGATGGACAAGATCCAGGGCCTGCTGGAGAGTGTGCTTGCAGACGTGGAGCACTTCCTCAAAAAAGAGCCCACCAACGCCGCCGCCAAGGCTGCGAAGAGCCTGACCGAGGAGCAGCTGCGGGATCTGCGTGCGCTGTATTTTGAGCATCAGATGACGGCGGGCGAAAAGTACCGGGAGGCCATCCACGACGCAAAGCAGGGCAGCAAAAACGCCGCGCCTTCCGAAACGAAGGACGCGGCGGTGAAGTACCAGCTGGAGGTGGATGCGGACAGCAGGGACGCCGCCGACAGCGGCGGCCTCGGGGACGTGGACGCCCAGATGGAGACGATACAGAAGGCCGTGGAGGCAGGCGGGAACAAGCGAGTGTCGGAAGAGGGCCTGCGAAGCATCGCGCAGGCCGTGCGGGCCGACCACGGCAGCCGCGTGAGCGCCAAGTGGCTGACGGAGCGGCTGGGCGCGCTGAGCGACTACCTGAGCCAGGGCAAGGGGGTGGACTGGGCCGACGCCAACGCCTTTGTGATGGACATTGCCGAGCAGATCATGCAGAAAAGCTCGAAGCGGAACGACGAGCTGTGGAAGGCATACCCGGAGCTGCACAAGATGAGTATGCAGCTCGAGAAAGGCTCGGCGGCCTATGACGAGATATTGTACCGGTACGGAAGCTGGGCAAACGCCCGAAAGGAAGCGGCCCGCCATGGCGTGAACCTGACCTACACCAAGGACGGACAGGCCAGCCGGTGGGATGGAGACTTTGCAGAGCTGCAGAAGCTGGGTGCGGGACTGCTGCCTGCCGAGACGCCCAGCAGCGCCGCCGACGCGCTGGAGGCCATGATGAGCGCCCACGACGCCATCAAGCCGACCTTAGAGAACGCCTATGACGAGGACTGGGACGGGGCGAAGCAGGACATTGCCATGCAGATCTGGCAGCGGTACATGAACGCGCCGGAGCTTGCAAACGAACAGAACGCCGGGCTGCGGAAGAATTTTGCCGAACAGTGGCGGGAAATGCGCGAGCAGGCGCGGCAGGAGGCCGCAGACGCTAGGGCGAAAGCGACCCTTGCGCTGAGCGAAAAGAAAATCAAGGATGCCCAGTGGGCAGGCCGGGAGCTGGCAAAGCACACCGCGATGGAAAAAGCCCGGCGGGACGCACAGGTGGATAAGGTGCGCACCCAGAAGGAGATGGACAACACCCGGCGGAGCATCCGGCGGCTGACGACCCAGCTGAACGGGATGCTGGACAGCAAGAAGAACACCAGCAGTGTGCCAGAGAGCATTGCAAAGCAGGTGCTGACAGTGGCGCGGATTGCAAACGACAGCATCCGCAACAAGGAAATGCTGGGTAAGATGCGCAAATTAGGCGCAATGATAAGCCAGAGCGCCAAGGACACCGGCGACCGTGCGGGCGCGGAATGGCTGAACTCCGGCATGGATGACAAGATAGAAGGCTGGTTACAGGACGTGGAGGCCAGCCGGGAGGCTGCGCTGGAACGGACAAAGAAAGAAGTCCAGCGTGTGAACAAGCGGTTGGACGCACTGGCGAAGGCGGCGGAAAAGACCGGCGCGGACTACAGCAAGGAAGAGGCCGACCTGAAAGCCTACCTTGCCCACCTGAAGATGCGGCAGGTGGAGTACGAGGACGGCGGCATGGCCCGGATGACCGCAGACCAGCTGCGGGGGCTGCGGGAGATACTGGAACAGACCACCTACATTGTGAAAAACGAGAATAAGCTTTTGGGTGAGGAGCTGAAAGCCGACATCGACGAGTTTGCCAAGGGGGCAGACAAGGAGATGCGGGAGGCAAAGGGACTCGACTTCGGCAAGGGGCTGAAAGGTACACTGAGCCAGCTCACGGCAGACTACCGAATGAACAGCCTGAACATCCAGCGGCAGTTTGAGCGCTTTGGCGGCTACGTACACGGCGGATACATGGAAAAGATGGGCCAGATGCTGAACGAGGGCCAGTACAAAAAGACGAGCCTCATTGTGGAAGGTACCGCTATCTTTGACGACGTGACCGGACCGGGGAACCTGAAGAAGATGGACCGCTTCGAGCGCGAGCTGGTGGACATCGGGCTGCGGGCAGATGATGGCCGGAAATGGCTGGTGACCCGTGCGCAGGTCACGGCGCTGTACATCCAGGCTCAGAACCAGCAGGGCCTGCACCACATGACCCACGGCGGCCTGAAGATCCCGAACATGGAGTACATGGTAAAGGGAGACAAGGCGCGGGCCGAGCACGACACCCAGACTGTGCGCATTGGTGACCTGAAGTTCAACGAGAAGGGGAACATCCTGAACGAAAGCGGCGACGCAGCCACCGAACTGGAACAGATGAAGCTTTTGGGGACGCAGAAGGGAAATCTGCTGACGGAGCTGAGCAAATACATCAGCGCCGACGACGAGATGGGTGAGTACACCCGGAAGGTGCTGGACGACTACAAGAAGTTCTTGCAATTTACGCAGAAGAACATCAACGAGACGAGTATGGTGCTCTCGGGACGGAAGAAGGCCATTGTGGAGAACTACATCCCCCAGCGGGTGGACGAGGACACCCGGGCCGTGGAGAACGAGGGCATCCGGTACGACAACAGCGTGGGCAGCGAGGGCTTTTTGCAGCCGCGAAAGAACAGCTCGAAGCCCATTTATCTGGACGACATCTTCAGCGTAGTGAACACGAGTCTCGAGAACGTGGCTCAGTATGCGGGCATGGCCGTCCCGCTGCGGAACGTGAACAAGCTGCTGAGCACCCAAATCGAGGGACGGAACCTGAACGCTGCCATCCGGGACGTCTGGGGCAGGCAGGGCGCGGACTACATGGAACACGCCATCAAGGACATGTACCCGCAGAGACAGAAGGCCGAGGTAGGCGACCGGATGTCGGCCCGGCTGCGGGGCAGTGCGGCGGGCGCTGTGCTGACCTTTAACATGAACGTGACCTTCATGCAGGCGGCCAGCCTGCCGACGGCGGCAGCGGAAGCAGGCTTTGGCAGCACCGGCCACGCGGCAGTGCAGTTTGCAAAGAATGTAGATCCGCTGAACAAGCTGATGAGCGCTTTTGGCCTGACAGAAAACCGCCTGAAGAAGGTAGAAGCAGAAATTGCAGAGCACGGCGACCCGCTGCTGCAATACCGCCTGCGGGGTACGAAGAGCGGCGAACTGGGCACGGCTGCCGAGGTGAAGAACTGGCTCACAAAGCTGCATGACGGCGCATTGGAAGGGAACGTGGTTCTGCGGGGACTGACGAAAGCCTATGACGGACTGAAAAACTCCATCACCAAGGCGGACGAGGTGACGGTGGCGGCGCTGTGGGAGGCAGCGAAGGACTACGTGGTAAAGAACCCCTCGGAGTTCGACGCTGAGGCCCAGCAGAAGGGCAGCGCGGCATACTGGGCAGCGGCGAACAAGGCGTTCCAGCGCATCGTGGAGCGGACGCAGCCCAACTACACCACCATGCAGAGGACGGGATTTCAGCGGTCGGGAAACCAGTTTATGAAATTTCTGATGATGTACAGCACCCAGCGCCAGCAGAATATGCAGATCGCCATCAGCGCAGGAGAAGATCTCGCGGCCCAGCTGAGGCGGCAAAGTGCTGCCCCCTCGGCGGAGAATGCGGAAGCTGTGAAAAAGGCAGGCGTGCGGCTGGCCCGGGCCGTGTCGAGCCAGATCACGGCGGCGGTGGTCATCTCGAGCATGAGTACGCTGGTGAAGCTGCTGCTCCACCGGCGGAAGGATCTACAGGACAAGAACGGCGACATAACGACGAAGAAGGTGCTGAGCACCATCTTCTGGGGTGCGGTGGAAAGCCTGGCGTCGAACCCGGTGGGCGGCAGCGAGCTGTACTCGGGAATATCGTCCGTCGTGAAGGGCAACGACTACGACGCCGTGAGCATCAGCGGCGTGTCGGCTGTGAACGACATCGTGGCGAACGTTTCGACCTTCTGGAAGGAAGCGGCCAAGGACGCGACGGAGATGGACGAAGAGGAGGCTGCGAAGCACAAGGAGAAGCTGAAGAAGGACTTCAGCAATATTCTGGGCAGTCTCTCGCAGCTGTTCAACATCCCTTACAGCAACATCAAGAAATATGCGGACGCGGCGGAGGCATACATGGACGACTGGCAGAATGGCACATTGTTCGACTTCAGCTCGACGCCCTCTTCGGCCACCGGGCAGTACGACCGGCTGTACAACGCCATCCAGAGCGGGGACCGGGAAGAAGCTGCTGCGGCCATGAAGAAGCTGGAGCAGATGCTGAAGGAAGGCAAGGTGAAGGAGCTGAAGGTGGACAGCGAGCTGGCAAGGCGGCTGAAGCAGTACGACGCCGACGTGCTGGCGGCGGCCGAGGCCCGGAACGCCGGAAAGACCCGGGCCGAGGAAAAGGCCCGGCAGGCCGTATTCGAGAAGCTGCGGGAGGGGCTGGGCGTTGCCCCCGCGACGGACAGAGCCAAGGGCAAAGCGGACGCGGCCCGGCGGGCGCAGCTCATCGACCTTGTGAACAAGGCGGTGGACGGCAAGGCGGACGAGCTGCTGGCGGGCAGCAAGGACGGCAGCGTGTACGACGCGCTGCTGGACGAAGTGGAAAATGGCCGGGCGAAGGACGTGCAGGCCGAAATAAACCGGCTGCTGACCGCAGGCAAGGACAAGGGCAGCATCAAGAGCAAAATAACCGAAGCCGTGAAGGAAGAGTATCTGGCGGGCAGCGACGGCGACCGGGAGAGGCTGGAAAAGAAGCTGCTGGTCCTCGAGGACGCAGAGGGAAGCCCGCTGTACGAGGAAAAGAACTTTACCCAGTGGGTGAGCGCTGCGGACAAGAAGGCCGAGAAGGCAAAGGACGAGAAGAACTGGTGGGATGAGGTGAAGTAAAAATGACTTGATATTCCGGCGCAGTTGGCGTATACTGATGGTAAGAAAGTTGGAAAATCCAACGATGCAAAGGAGCTGACAGATATGCTGACAGAGCTGAGGACCAAGTCTCAGATCACTATCCCGAAGGACATCGTGGCACGGCTGGGCCTGCACGAGGGCGATAAGCTGGAAATCGTGGAAAAAGACGGAACCATCCAGATCATGCCGGTGGCCGTGTATCCCAAGAAGTATCTGGACGAGCTGCGCAGCGAGATCAATGAAACAAAGGCGAAGATCGCAGCCGGTGAACAGCCGGTCTTTGATACCGTTGACGAGCTGTTTGAGATGTTGGATGGAGTGAGCTGATGGCGTACAAGATCACATTTACCAAGCGGTTCGTCAAGAACGTGAGACGGCTGTCGGCAGCAGAACGGACACAGCTGAAAAAGAAGCTGGAACTGCTGATGCAAGATCCGCTATACCCGTCACTGCGAACAAAGCGGATACAGGGAACAACAGATTTGTTTGAGTTCAGTGTCAATATGGATGTTCGGGTCATATGGCAATACGACGGAGACACCATCATACTGCTGCTGGACATCGGACACCACGATATTCTGAATCAGTTTTAAGAAAAGAACGAGCACTCTGGCTGTGAGCCGGGGTGCTCGTTCTTTTTGTATGTCCGCTTTGGGAAAGTCCGCAGTAGTTTTGAAGCAGGGGACGTGGTAGGCTGGAGAAGAAGAAGCCTTTAGAAACGGCAGTGGACCGGAAGGAAACCTCTCAGCTTTGCAGTCCGCCTGACGGCGGCGCTGCAAAGCAGCTCCCCTGGCGAGGGGAGCTTTTTCAAAGGAAGGAGCCTCAGAGTGAAAGTAAGGATCATCAAAGACCGATTCGGCGGGATGGGCTGGCGGGCCGAGCCGGGGGTGCTGCACCTGGGCGGCGTAGGAACGGCGGGCGTGGAGAGCCTGAGCTTCGCGCTGCCGGAGGAGTGGGACGGGATGGCCGTGACCCTGCACATCGAGCAGGACGGCGGCACACTGCCCCAGCCGGTGCTGCTGGACGAGAGCCGGACGGTGACGGTAGACCACCGCTTTACCGCTGCCCGGCAGGGGCTGTGGATGCTGCTGGCCCAGAGCGTGGACGGCTACACCGCCATGAGCTGCCCGGCGAAATATGACTGCTACGAGACCATTGGGCTGTCGGGTACGGTGGAGGACATCGACCCCAGCGTATACGCCCAGTTTGTGGCGCTGGTGCAGCAGGCCGTGAACACGGCCATGAACGAGGGTGCAGCCGCAAAGGACGCGGCCAAGACGGCGCAGGCGGCGATGGATGCCGCCCAGAAAGGCGCTGCGGCCACCCAGAAGGAGCGGATGAGCGCCGAGGACGCCGAGAGCGCCGCCGCCCTTGCGGCGGCAAAGACGCAGGCGGACATCACGGCTGCGGCCGCCAGCGCGGCCAGCGCCCTGGGCGCGGCAAACGAGACGCTGGACGCCTGCACCGCTGCCACTCAGGCGGCGAACCGGGCGGCGAACCTTGCCCCGAAAAAGGAGGAGCGCCGCCTGCTGATGCGTCTGCTGCGGGAAGCTGCCTACCAGACCAGGACCGCCGACACCCTGCTGGACCAGCTGAGCGGGGTATGGGCCGAGGTACCGGTGGGAGCGGTGACGCTGACCCGGGACAGCCTGACCCTGTATGCGGGAGAGCGGACGGCGCTGGGAGTCCGGATCAGCCCCGAGGACGCCACCGAACAGACCGTGCTGTGGGAGAGCAGCGACGAGACCGTGGCCACGGTGGAGGACGGCGTCATCACGGCAAAGACCCCCGGCGGGACACGGATCACGGCCCGGGCGGACGGGTGCAGCGCAGAGTGCGCCGTGCTGGTGAAGCCGGCAGTGGAGCGGGTGAGCCTGAGCACCGACGCCCTGGCCCTGACGGCGGGTGAGACGGCGGTGCTGGACGCAGCCGCCGACCCGGAGGGCGACGTGGCGTGGCTGAGCAGCGACGAGACCGTGGCCGAGGTGAGCAACGGCACCGTGACGGCCAAAAAGCCGGGCGCTGCGGCCGTCCTCGCGGCCAGCGGCGGGAAATATGCCTGCTGCACCGTCCGGGTGCGGGAAGCAGAGGTGCCGGTGGAGACCGTGGCCCTGAGCCAGACCGCCCTGGCGCTGAAGCCGGGGGAGACTGCGGCCCTGACGGCCACAGTCAGCCCGGAGGCCGCTGATCAGGCTGTGGTATGGTACAGCGCCGACCCGGAGACCGCCAGTGTGACCGGGGGCGAGGTGGTGGCCATCTGCGCCGGAACAACGGAGATCGCGGCCATTGCGGGCGGCGTGAAGGCGGCGTGCAGCGTAACGGTAGCCGAGGACGGCCTGAGAGCCGCCAGCCTGATGCTGAGTGCCGGGACGCTGGAGCTGACGGAAGGCAAGACCGCGACCCTGACGGCCACGATGCTGCCCACCAGCATCCCCCAGAGCAGCATCGTATGGACCAGCTCCAACGAAGAGGCTGCCGTGGTGGACGGCGGCGTGGTGACGGCCCGCGCCGCCGGTGCGGCCATCATCCGGGCCAGCGTGGGCGGCAAGACGGCAAGCTGCACCGTAACCGTAAAGGCGGCGAGGGTGCCGGTGAGCAGCGTGACGCTGGACCGCAGCACCCTTGAGCTGAGTGTGGACGGCACGGCCCGGCTGACGGCCACCGTGCGGCCCGAGAATGCCGACGACCGCACCGTGGTGTGGCAGAGCAGCCGGGAGGACGTGGCCACCGTGAGCGGCGGCATCGTGCGGGGCGTGGCCGAGGGCAGCGCGCTCATCAGCGCCACGGCAGGCGGCGTAAAGGCCGAATGCCGCGTAACGGTGAGCCAGGCGCTGGTGTGGTGCAGCGTGGTGAACCGGCTGAGCCATGTGACCACCGACCAGACCGCCGTCGTGGTAGCGAAGGGCCGGGCCTACAAAGCCGCCCTGACCGCCGAGAGCGGGTACACCCTGACCGAGGTGAACGTGAAGATGGGCAGCGAGGACGTGACCGGAAGTGCGTGGAATGCCGAAGAGGGCTGCGTGAACATCGAGACCGTGACCGGAAACATCGTCATCACGGCAAAGGCGGAGGTAAAGAATGAGTGAACCTATCTACAACAGCGCCGGTGAGGTGCTGTACCCGGGCCTTGCGGGCGACGGGGCCGGATACCGGGGAAGCCGGCTTGTGACCCTGACGCCGGAGGGCTGGGAGAAAGCGGAAGGAACGTGGCCCCTGATGCAGGCCGCCCCGGTGCCGGAAGCGAAGATCGGCTACGTAGCTCTCGGCTCCTACCCGGACAGCTACGGCGCGGCGGCGCAGGAGGCGGGATGCCCGGCCTACTGCGAGGCGCGGGACGGCTTTGTCTGCTTTTACGCCCGGGCGAAGCCCTCCGGCGACATCCGGGTGCAGGTGACCCTGCTGGGCGAAGCGGGCGGCGCTGCGGTGGCCGGGCCGGTGGCGGGGAGCGGCGTGAGGGTGGACCCCACCCTCACCATCTCCGGCGCTGCGGCGGACGCTGCGGCAGCGGGCGTAAGAATTAAAATGCTCGAGATGCAGTTCGGCTCTGGCATTGATGGGTCTAGTTTCGTTACTGCCTTTGACACGCTTGACGGCGTAGAGCTGACGGGTGTGTGGAACAAGAAAGCGAGCCGCATTGATTTTTAAGGGAAGGAGGATCAGAAATATGCAGATCAAAGACCTGGCCATCGGGGACGGATACGTCTATCTGATGGAAGACGGCGCCAAAGTCAAGTTTTACGCGCTGTGCCACAACTATGAGTCTGTCCTGAACGGCATGGGACGGACCATGTTTTGCCGGGAGAGTCCGGCGAATTTGACTCTGGACAAGTTCACAGCTGCCGTACAAAAATGGATCTCCACCACATCATATAAGTATCAATATACTACTTGGAGCGGAAGCTATTCGAAAGTACAGACGGGTTCTGCAAATTTCTTTTCACTATCAGCAATAGAGCTTAACATGGCTACAGATTATTATACGAAGGGGCTTGCAGATGGCTCGGCTCTTTCGGCGGCAGCCAGAACCCGGGTAGGATATATCATAACAGCCAGCGACACTTCCTTCTGGACAAGAAGTACGGACACGAGATCGAGCGGCTATCATAAAGAAGATGGCGACAATGTTTACGATTACGATTATTATTATGCCGTTGTCGGTGCAAGCGGCTCCAGTATATCGTTCTCTAAATTCGATAGATATAAAACTAGCCTGGCCACCCTTCCCTGTTTCACCTTGCCGGAGACGCTGTACATCGACAAGGATGGTTTCCCGACCGTAAACCAGCCCCCCGAAGTAACCAGCGATGTAGGAGCCAGCGGGGCAAAGCTTGGAGAGAAAAATGCACCCTTTACGGTGGGGTACACCGTGACCGACGGCGACGGAGACCCCATGACCATCACCGAAAAGGTGAACGGCGTGGAGCTGGCCGTCCGTGAGAGCGTGGCTACCGGCACCGAACTCACAGTGCAGTGTCTGAGCGAGAAGGCCCTGTTCCAGCAGATTCTCAACGGAGAAAACACCCTGACTTTGGAAGTTGACGACGGCAAGACCACGACAGAGTGGACCGCTACCTTTACCAAAAATGTGACCCGTGCCGTCCTCTCGCTGACCCAGCCCCTAACGGCGGACGACACCATCACCGTGGCTGCGCTGACGCTGGAGGGCAGTTTTCCGGCAGACATGAGCCTGACCGTGGAGCTGACCAACAACGGACTGGACGATAGCCCTGCGTGGGAGAACTGCACCGACATCCAGCGCGGCGAGAGCCGGGCATTTGTACACCACGCCTTTGCCAACAAGACCGCCGCCAAGGGAGCGGCCTTTAACTACAAGGTGACGATCACTCGGGGAGCTTCCGGCGTCGGCGGCACTATCACCATGATCGGAGGTGTTATCGGATGAGCCTGCGTAAGGTAGAAAAGAGTCTGAAAGAGCTCCACAAGAAGCTGGAAGAGGAGCGGATGCTCAGAGAGCTGCCCGGCCTCGTGGCGGGAATTGAGGACGCCATGTGTGAACAGGACATGGCATCGCAGGAGCGGCTGGCGACTATCGAGGACTCGCTGTGCGAGCTGGACGCCGCTATCAACAACAAGTAAGGAGGTAGCATATGGATAAAATCTGGGCAAACAGGTTGATTGCCGGCACCAAGGAATGGGCAGAGATGCCCGCAAGCCGCCGCGCCGGAGTCAAGCGGGAGCTTGGCAAGAGGGTTGCCGAGGGCGAAATCGCCCCTGAGCAATACAAAGAGATCACGGAGGAGGACTACGATGGGTAAGCTGCTGGAGCTTCTGGAAAAGCTGGCGCGGGCCATCTTTGGCCCGGGGGACGAGCTACGCCAACCGCAGCCTCGAGATGGAGCCTCTTACATCGTCGAGGGCTACCACTACTACTGACAAAACGAAAAGCAGCCCCGGGGTGGGGCTGCTCAAAAGAAAGGTCGTGTTCTCTATCGCAATCAAGGAATATTCCATGTCCCGGGACTCCACCCGGCAGCTCTCACCCAGCTTCAAGGTGCGGGAGTTTGCCTGCAAGGGCAGCGACGTCGTGCTCCTCGACGAGGAGCTGGTGGTGCTGCTCCAGTGCATCCGGGAGCACTTCGGAAAGCCGGTACATATCACCAGCGGCTACCGCACCGCTGCCCACAATGCCGCCGTCGGCGGCAGCAAGTCCAGCCAGCACCTGCTGGGTCGGGCGGCAGACTTCTACGTCGAAGATGTAGACGTGGCCACTGTGGCCGCCTACGCCGAGACCCTGCTGCCCGGGCGGGGCGGCATCGGGCGCTACCCGAAGGACGCAAAGCACTCCACCCGCAAGACCGGCTGGGTGCACATCGATACCCGGGCGAATAAGAGTCGGTGGAGTATGTGAGGGGGTGATTCCGATGGAAACCATTCTCGCCGCCCTCATCACCGGGGCCGTGACCCTCATCGGCGTACTCATCGCCAACAGCAAAAGTCAGGCAGTGACCGACACCAAGCTGGAGGAGCTGACCCGCGAGGTTCGGGAGCATAACAACTTTGCCCGCCGCGTCCCTATTTTAGAAGAACAGATGAAGGTGGCTAACCACCGGATATCTGACTTAGAAGATCACGAACACGAAAGAGAAAGGAATTAAGCTATGAACGCACATATCACCACTCCCCGCACTGTCTCCGCTGCCACCATCGCCCGCACCGCTGTGCTGGCTCTGGCCCTCATCAACCAGATCCTGAGCGCTCTGGGCAAGCCCGTGCTGCCCATCGAGAGCGGCACTCTGGAGCAGCTCATCTCCACCGGCTTCACCACCGTGTCTGCGCTGGTCAACTGGTGGTTCAACAATTCCTTCACCAAGGAGGCCATTCAGGCTGACGCCGAGTTTGAGCGTCTGAAGAAGAGTGTGAAGTGAGGCGGACGGGCGGCAAGCGACCGGTAAATATGCAGAAACTACGCCACCTTCCGCGCAAGGGTGGTGGCGCAAGAGGTGGCGCAAGTGGTTTCTATTTTAACGTAGATACGTTATAAAAACGGAGACATTGACGCTCTCGTAATGAGCATACCGAGCTTCTTCATCTGCTTGCCCAGTTCCTTGATGTCATAGCAGACGATGCGGTTATTGACGTTCACATTCGTGCGGTGGTTGAACAGGTTCAGGGAGCCTTTCACATAGATTTCCAGTGCGGTGGCAACATGGTGGGCTTCCTTCTCGTCCTGCTGATGCAGGATAGTGCGGTTGGGTGACTCAAGAGAAAGAAAAAAGAGACCTCATCTCGTCAAAAAACTAAATCATAAA